CCATGCAGATTCTCCACCAACAATGGCTAGAATAGATGCTTTGGCATACTTAGAAGTGAGTCCAAGTGTATCACATGCAGCAATAATTGCTGCACAACCTGCTTGTGCCTTACCTTCTTCACCTTTCCGAACATATTTTGGCATTGGTTTAACAGTAACAGGAGTATTTAATACTTTCTGGTCTGCTTTTCCTGGAGTTGGTTGAGAATCAATCTTAGATTCTTCTGTAGCGACAACCCTTGGAATAATTGTTGGCTTAGTTTCTTGGTCTGCACCTTCGACTGGAAGTGGCAACATTTCAGCTGTGTCAGCATTGACACTTCCACTACCAAATAATTTATTTAAATCAATACCAAGAATAGACTTAGCAAGTGCCACTGCTTTATTTTTAACATTGTTAACTTGTTGTTCAACTTGTTTTGTCACAGCACCTGCTTGATTGCTGATAGTTAAATCACTGCCGTCTTTATTCTTAACTGGTTGTCCATCAGATGTACGGATTGCTCCACCATCTGTAACAATATTACCACCATCCTCTGCTGCAACAGCTGCAGCTTTTGACTGAGGGATACCGCCAACTGTACCAAACATTAGTGGTTGTTGTTTATCTTTATCGGCAAATATGATAATAACGCTTGTTCCTGGAACTGGTCCAGTTGGAGACCAACCAATTCCGTTCATCGCTGCAGATGTTACTGGTTGTACTGGATACGACCACGGTAAATCTACAGTTGGGAGAATTGATTTGTCGTGAGTATGTAAGCCAACAATACGAACTTGGCAACGACCAAGTTTTAATGGGTCATCACGATTCTCTACAACACCATAGTAAAATTCCATTATTGTTCCTTCTCCATATTAAGTAATGATGATTCTTTAATCAATTCTAAGTTACATTCATGTCGCTCTCTATCAACATAGTGATTAATAGCTGCAACAATGTATCTACCAGAAAACATCAAATCATCCGTGTCAGTTTCTTTCTTGCTAAATGGTTCAATACGATTTAATTGAACTTCTACAACTTGCCCAACAGTATAATCAGTTCTTCCTGGAACTGTAATCTGAAGTTTGTTTGCTTCAGCTAGTTTCATGAGAGAATATCTCTCTTGAATGTATTTGGTATTGGTTGCGTCACCAAATCCAGTAAAGTTGCTATGATATTTCGTCATGTTGAAAATCATAGCATTAGATCGCCAGATGGCTTTCTTAGAATTTATTGGGTTTGGATTTAAATGTTTTTGCTTATCAAAATTAGTGAACATGTCATAAATTTGAGAAGAGTATTGTTTAGTGGTTAAGTCATAAGTGATCAAGCGAGATGAAATCATACCATTACTAATTCTGTCCATGTAATCATAGCCAGTAGGAATAGTAATAGTATTAATTCTTCTGTAGTCTTCTTCAATGTTCTTAACACTTCCACCCATCGGTCTATCATCACGAGTGTATCTGTCGTAAACAAACTTTTGATAAGTGTTATTTTGATAAAGTTTTTCTAAACTGGTAAAGTAAAAACCATCACGATTCTCAAAGAAAATATAGTTCGGTACATTGTTACTATTTGTTGCACGATTCTGTAAGAAGATTAGGTTCTCAACTGGAGTCCAGTAATTGGAAATGTACTTAACATTATTAGATGTTTCTTCAATGAATGTTTTCTTTTGTGTTTCTAGTCCAACACTTGTATCTTCAAGAAACTGTTTAACCAAGTCAGAGATTTTACCACTAAAACCTTTACTGGTTTTCTTGTTTAAGTCAACAATGGCTTCAACAGAAATAAAGTGTAATTGGTAAACTACCTGACGATCTCCAACCAAATCACGATCTGATAATTTATAGATGTAATATTTACCACTTAAAGTTGGACCTTCCAAAGCAGGTGTGCTAATTTCTAATTCTAAGAATTCTTCACCAATGAATGGGAATAAATTGACTAAGTCTAATGATTCTTTGACGATTAGACTACCTGTAATAAATGGGGAAAACAGATCCTCATAAAACTGAATATTAATCACCTGAGCAGCGATATCCTGAAAGAATCCTTTCGGGTTGTTAATCAGTGCTTTATCAATGCTGACATCGCCAGCAAAACGCAGTATCTTACTAGATTGCATTATAACAATTCTTTAAAGTTTCTTAGGATAGTGCCAATTAAGTTTGGAGAAACTATTTTAATTCTACGCTTGGCTTCATTTCTTCTATTTTCATATTCATAGTTAGAAACAGAAACTGCTCCAGTGGCAGTAGAATTAACTACATATCCATTGGCATCTTCATAGTGATGAGTACCATATACATTACTTGGATACTTAGCAGCGATGTCTTTCTCTAATTCATATGATGAAAGAGGGAAGTCTTCAAGGTAGTCGTAACGATCATTCGCCAACATGATAATCCAGTGATATTCTGCATTACCGTAAATCTTTTCGGCAATAATCTCTGGAGTCTCACCATCAACAATATCGTACTCATCATACACTGTAACATTTGCCAACAAATCTCTGCGGAAACGAATGTTACGAGTTATATCAGAAACAATCGTAGTCTGATTCTGAGATCCTATTTTAAATTCATAAAGGAATTTTGGGAAGTCTTTAAAATACATTACATACCATCCTTGACTTTGTCTTTTGTTAGTAGTGCAAGTTCACGGAAAGCCAATGTTACATTAATTTGAGTTGGCATACCATCTGCAAATGTTGTGAATGTTCCATTCGGTGTATAATTAACATTCATCTCAGTAAGCACGCATGATGTGTGACGATGTAGATTCATGTTCTCTTGTCCACCTTGATAATAGAAAATATCAAACTCAGATGGGTAGATGTAAAGGAAGTTATTGGTATCTTTGAACTCTGGGTGCATGTGATACTTAAACTGTTTGATAATTTGTAAAACATTCGATGCTTCTTTTGAATCTCTTGGATAAAACTGATAATCGAATGAGAATGTTCTAAAGTCAACACCCTTAAATACTTGTTCTTTCTTGGGGTTCGCTGCAAGACCAAGTGCAGCAGAATTTCCACCAGCGTTTGGTCCTTTTGATAGTGCTAGGTTAGCGATAATATCTGCACCGACACCTTTAACATCAGAGTTCTTACCACCAGATTGAAGTGCCTTAATAACTTCTTCACCACCAGCTGCAGCCATTGCCAATAGTGATGTATCATCTTCAGACCACTGCATACCGTATCGAATAGATAACTGGTTTGGAATATGTAGAGCAATGGCAGTCTTTAGTCTTTTCTGTGGACGATTTGCTCGTGCAGCTTCTGTTCTAGTAACTGCAGCACCCACACCTAAAGTAGCGATGTTCGCAGTTGCTGCACCTTGTAATCCACCAGCCAGTGCGCCACCGATAGTATTAACAATAGCGTTTGCGCCAATTAATCCAGCTTTACTTAGATTTTGACCAATAAGATCTCCACGATCTCTTGGACCAAAGTCATCAACTGTTTCTACTGCTCCATCATTGAACAGTTTAGAATCTGTTGAGACATTGATATAGAAAACAGCATAATTTCCACCATAACGACCATCATTAGACATAAGATCGTCTGGATACATGTAGTTACTTATATCATATGTATTGGAGTTAAATGCAGTAGCACCACCTCGTCCAACATATAAATTTGGAGCATTCGGTGCTGCTGCAGGTTCTTTGTTATCTTTGATTGCGGTTTCTTCTGCCATTTTGCCCTCTTACCCTAAATATAGTTGGGTTTATTTATCTCTAACACTTATTTATGTTCCACAAAAGAAAGTTCGTTCCAGTTTTTCCTGAAAAATATACTGGGGATCCTACAAATGTAATTATGCGATCCTCGTGGGAAACCATGTTTGCAAACTGGTGTGATAAGAATCCATCGGTTTTAAAGTGGAGTTCAGAGGAAACTATCGTGCCATATCGCTGTCCAACAGACGATAGGATTCATCGTTATTTTGTAGATTTTAAAGTCACACTTAGCGATGGTAGAACATATTTAATAGAAGTAAAACCAGCGAAACAATGTGAACCTCCAGTATTTCCTGGTCGCAAGACTCAGCGTTACCTAACAGAGTCTTTAGCCTTTATAAAAAATCAAGCAAAGTGGAAAGCAGCAACAGAATATGCCAAAGATCGTAACTGGGGATTCAAAATTATCACTGAAAGGGAGTTGGGCTTAACAGCTAAATAATAGTATGGCTCAAAAACCAAGCATGCTCGATGTATTCGAACGCAACAAATACGACTTAAATACGGTAGTTAAAAAGTCGAGGAGTTGGTTCGACCAACAAGTCAATTTATTGGCTAAGCAAGGTCTCACCCCAAATAATGTAATGAGGGGTGATGCTGATTCGTTGGTCACTAAAATCCAACCTGGATACTTATACATGTTTGCATATGATCCAAAGTTAAAGAAAGAATTACCTTATTATGACCGATTCCCTCTAGTGTTTCCATATGCAAGAACACCAGATGGCTTTATGGGTCTTAATATGCATTATTTACCATATGGTCTAAGAATCCAATTATTGGATAACCTATTGATCTTTAGATCAAATAAGCGTATGGATGAAATGACGAGATTAAAATATTCATGGCAAGTTATTGATGGTGTTACTCGCTTCGCTGGAGCGAAACCTTGCATTAAGCAATACCTTATTGGTCATGTTAGAACCCAGTTTCGTAAGGTTGACTCCGAAGACTGGGCAACTGCTATGTTACTCCCAGTTGAAAGATTCGTGGGAGCAAGCAAACAAGAAGTCTGGGCAGATTCCAGAAAGATAATGAGAAAGTAATATGGCACTAATCAACGATTTTATTGCTCAAATTAAAGAAGGTGGTTTGGCTAGAACAAACCGCTACATCGTAGACTTTAGACCACCTGTGGCTGGGGATGACGATACAAAAAGAAAATTAGTTTTGTTCTGCGATCAAGTTCAACTTCCAGGACAAAACTATTCAACAGTTCAGAATAGAGTGTTCGGTGAATTTCGTGAAGTTCCATACGAGCGCATCTATGACAATATCACTTTAACATTTTTTGTAGACAGTGGTATGCATGTTAAGAAAGTTTTTGATAAATGGATGGATAAGATTGCTGATCCAACTTCAAGAACATATGGTTACTATAAAGACTACACAGTTGATATGACTATTGAAGTTCAAGATCTACTTGATAAAACAAGATACAAATTGAATCTATTCGAATGCTATCCAAAAACAATTAGCACTATTCAAATGGATTATAACTCTAAAGATGTTATGAAGTTACAAGTGGCAATGCAGTACAAATATTGGACTTCAGATGCAACATCAGTTCTTTCTAACAATCAGGTTATTAATGCCAACATGTTGGACAGTTACATGAATCAGTTCGATAAATTTCAGGATATTTTCTCAAACTTCTCTCTTGGAGATGCTGAGAATTTCACTACTGGTTTAGCAAATCAATATGCACAAAATTGGATTTCTGATAATGTTCCAGGAATAATGAGATTCAGCTAATCCAATAATAAATACTAGGAATGATTAATGAAAATTGATGAAACATTATCTGCTGAATTCGGTTTAGCACCGATGAAAGTGGCTGAGGTGATTACAACTGATGGTGAAATTATAAGACAGTCAGACAGTAAGATTGAGGATGACTACGAGATAACTCGTAATAATCTTCGTCTTATTTTACAACAAGGACAGTCTGCCCTAATGAAAGCACTGGATGTTGCTCATCAATCAGAGCATCCAAGAGCATTTGAGGTTGTTGGAAATCTAATGAAACAGTTGGCAGATGTCAACCAACAATTATTAGACTTGCATCAACAGAAGCAAAAACTCGATGGACCAAAAGAAAGTTCAAAGAGAGAAGTGACGAATAACAATGTTATCTTTACAGGTAGCACTGCTGATTTGAATAAGTTAATTAAGAATATGTCTAAAGGAGAATAATAATGGCTTTACCTATGATGTCCACTCCAACCTATAATATGGTTGTACCCTCGACTGGAGCGACTGTGAAATATCGCCCATTCCTTGTTAAAGAGGAAAAGGCTCTTCTACTTGCTCAGCAATCAGAAGATTCTATGGTGATGATTGACACGCTAAAGAATGTGATTAAAAGTTGTGTACAGGATCAACTTGATGTCAACAAACTGGCTACATTTGATTTGGAATACATGTTCCTTCAAGTTCGTGGTAAGTCAGTTGGTGAATCTATCGATCTAGTATTTGCATGTGACTTGGATCATGGTGAAGATAACGAAAAGGCACAGACTAAAGTTCGCATTGATGTTAATGACATTAAAGTTGAGAAGTCTGAAGGGCACACTAGCAAGATTGAATTGTTCGGAGATGTCGGTGTTGTTATGAAGTATCCTACTGTGGATATTCTAAACAAACTAAACAATCTCAAAGAAGACGACTATGAAAAGATCTTCGATATTATGGCACTATCAATTGATTATATCTTTGATGGCGACCAAGTGCATTACGCTAAAGAACAATCAAAAGACGATCTAGTACAGTTCGTAAATAATTTAACTTCGGAACAGTTTGTAAAGATTCAAAAGTTCTTTGAAACTATGCCGAAACTTCGTAAAGAAATTGATTATACTTGCCCAGTATGTGGCAAGGAACACCACAAGGTGTTGGAGGGTATCCAAAGTTTTTTCTAATATTGCTCAGCCACGAGAGCCTTGAGAATTACTATAAAATGAATTTCGCTCTTATGCAGTATCACAAATACTCTTTGGCTGAGCTGGAAGAAATGATACCATTTGAACGAGAAGTTTATGTGTTCATGTTGATTCAATATCTTGAAGAAGAAAAGAAAAGAATCGACTCTAAGAAGAAGGCATTCTGATGGCAAAAAAGAATCGTGGACCTCGTCCACCAGTAGTTAATGTTAATAGCACTACGACTGTAGAAGTCAGTGGTGGTATTAGTTCATCTGAATTTAAACAACTGTTAGATTTACAAGCTGCAGCTGTGGGTGAACTAACATCTATTAAATCTTTAATAGAACTGTCTAAACAGGTAACACAAGCAGAAGCTGTTAAACCTGCTGGTATGGATATTCCAGGTGTTGTTAAAGCTACTGATATTAGACCTACTTCTGTCGAAAATAATCCTGACTTAAGAGTTATTGGTCAGAATCAAAAAGAACAACTCAAACTTGATACAGAAGAACTCGAAATCAGCAAAGAACAGCTAAAGATTGACAAAGAATCTCTAGTAACTTCTAAACGATTACAAGAACTGCGTGACGATGAAGCAGAAGCCATTTCTAATATTGCCAAATCAGTAAAAACATTTAAGTCTTTCGGAGATCGTCTGGAAGAAATGAAAAAGAAATTCACTGATTTAAAAAGTCCAGGTGGATTAAAACTTGGTGCCATGAAAGCACTTAATATTGGTGGAATCTTTAAGAATAAAATTGCAGATGAGGAGTTTGTTCAAACTCAGATGAAACTGGGTACAAACAAGTCTCGTGCGCAGTTAGTAAAAGAAGCACCAATGGCTCGTGAAAAAGCCAAAGAAATTAAAAAGCAAGAAGAAAAGATTAAAGAGTTCCAGCAAATAACTGGTGTTTCTACTTCAGATCTTGGTAAGTATAAAGGTGGTCGTGAACTTCTTGATCAAAGAGCAAAGTTAGCTGACGAGTATAAACCACTGGATGAACGAGCAAAAATGCTCGAACGAACAGATGTTCCTCAAG